TTAACATAGTGACAGCGTGATTGCAATGCACCTAAGTGATCTTGCAGTTTAGCTGACCTAATGTTGTCAAAGTTAACATTGGTTACAAAGATAACTGAACCCTTAAAGTTAAAAGTATCTGGAATACCTTCTTTCTCTAAGTAGCTTGAAGCACTGTTCCAGCTAATTTTACGTGTCTTGCTAGTATCAAGTGCCGCTTTTAGCAAGTTTAACGATAATTCGTCATACAATACAACATCACAGTCATCAAAAACAATAACATTGTTCTTTTCGCTGTTGTTAAAAAGTGTAGTGTAAAGACCAATTGCAGAAGTGCTACCTTTAACAATTTCATAGCTTGGAGCAAGGTTTTTAACATCGTTAAAAAGATTTGCTTTTTCAAGCTCTAGGTTAATACCAAAAGACTTACCAATTCCTGGAGGACCAGTTACAATCATTGCACGAACATCACCTGTTGTTGTAGCACGGGTCATTTCATGCAAAATATCAAAACGTTCACTAATGCGATCCATAATTTCCGCATCTGTTTCAACTTTAACAGGCTTATCGTTGTACTCAACGTCTAATTCACTGTTAATGTTAACACGGATTTTGTCACGTCCGGTACCAATCTCGTCATTTGGACGAACAGTAATGAACATACCACGTGCTCCGTCAGTTACATCTTTAACAAGTTCAAACTTTTGGTTAACAACTTCTGCACCACGGTAAGAACCGTTTAAAACTTTAACTAATTTGGACATATTTTACACCTTTTTTGTTTGTTTTTGTTAATTTCTTATTATGTACACATTATATGACAGTTTTGGTAAAAGGTCAACCTTTATTTGAATTATTTTTCAGAATTGTGTTAATTTCTCCTCTAATAGCAGTAAATCCTTACGAGACTGTGCTAAGTCTTTGATTTGCTGTACATCTGAATCAAGCGATCCTTCTGCTCCAAAAACTCCTCGTACTACTGCATCAGCATCTTGCACTAATTGACTTTGAAGCTCGGATAATCGCTTCTCAACTGCTTCATTTGATTTAAACCATAATTCTGCCATTGTTTTGGCTCCTTTTTGTGTTTATTACTGCTTACGACACACATATCACCTAAAAGATTTAAGCAATTTGAGCGTTTTGCTATAGATATCAATGACTTAGTGGTTTAAACGATTGCGGTAAGCAATATTTAATCTGCATATAAATCAATGACTTACTTGTAACTAAGTATCTGCATTGCTTGACGAACAATTAAATCCTGTTGTTCCATTGCAGGCAATGGTTGGCCTGTTTCGTCAAGTTCAATTGAGTCCTGAATTAGCTTATCCATTACTATAGCCATCGCATCAATTGTGAACTTTAGCTGTGGTCCATTAAGACCTTCAGTTTTAACTTCACCTTGTTTCATTTTAACCACCTATCAATTACTGCATTAGTTTCAGCACGGGTTTTGAGTTCATCAAATGTGCGACCACGCTTATCAAAGTTTTTAAGCGGATGGTTAAACATTGTTTCAACTTCTGTGCCCTGTTTGATGTATCCTACACAAGTTGTTCCATCTAAAATATAGATATGTGCTGGCATTGTAAATGCTGTTTTCCACGTTTTAGTGGTTTCATGTAAGTATTTCATATACTTAGCTCCTACATGCTCTCTGGATAGTGTTGCATATCCTGAACATTAACTGGTTGAATGTGGAAAGTAGTGTTTATAATGAATTGTTCAGCGGTTCGCTTACTTTTAAAGGCTGTAACAACATCATTACCGTTAAAAATTATATAAATCATAATCTTTGCTCCACTTCTTAGTTTATGTACACATTATATGACAACTATCTGCAAAGGTCAACCTTTTTCTGAACTTTTAGTCAAAAAAATGCCCACATAAAGCGGGCACTTAAAATCAATGATTTACAGTTGTTTTACTGTCCTGTAATATCTACATCAATTTGTACATCTAAATCTTCATCAACTTCAACATTGTATGTTCCATCAGCATTTTTAGTAATGATAATATCTGGCTCTGCATCATTGTCAATATCAAGATGTGCTGAGCTTACTGAACCTGTTTCTGATATTGTTACGCTAACACTTACATCTTCATCAACTTGTACACTAACGCCAGTTTGATCTTTTGTATAAACTATATCCATTTCATTGTCATTATCCAAATCAATGCCTACTACAATTTTACCTGCAGGATCATTATTATTTGAAAATATATGACGTGTTCCTTCTGGTGGTGGCTCGACCGGCGCCGGAATGTTAGTTGGAACTCTATTAGCACCATTACCATACTCTGGAACGAACGAAGGAGTCATTAAACCTTCTTTTGCTGGATCATAAACTGGTGCATCTGCTGGATCATTATATGTATCAGGGTCATAGTCTCTGGGGGTGTTGCCATCTACTGTGAGTTCTGGCGGATATATAAACCCTGGGACACCATATTGTAGTCTGTGTAAATGTAAATCTACAGTCATGGACTCGCCATCTCTTATTATATAATGCCACGCACCTTCTTCTGGTCCGTCTCCAGGTGCAGATTCACCTGGGTCGTACGGTTCGCCATCGACTGTTGCATTCGCTTTAACTACAAAAGCTGAAAATTGTTCTACTTGACTATAATCATACACATCCCACTTGTTAATTCCAGTTGTAACTAACACTATATCACCGCCTGTTGGGGCTAATGTTACAACACCGAAACTAGTAGTTGAAATTGGTGTTTCATCATCTGCTATCCATGATATCAGTTGTGCGTATTCTGTTGTTTTTGTTGGAAGATCAGATGCTATTGTATTGACCGGTCCATCAAAAACCAAGCCAGCATTTACTGTATTCACCTGAACTGATACTGTTCCAGTAGATGAATATGCACTTCCATATAACCATACTGTTCTATTACCCATTATTTTATTCTCCTAAATATCTTATTAGTATTTATGATTATTGTTGTGCATAGTCAGTTAAACTTTTATTCAACCACGGAAGAACTAAATCTCGTTGTCTTAAATGTCCGGCTTTTTGTATACCGGCATCTGCACTGTTTGGCAGTAACCCTAAATCTACTAAATCGTACCACCGAGTTGTGCGGGGATCAAGTACATCCATTTCCTCTTCGGGTTTATATACGATAGCAGAGATCCAAGGATCATCTGGTGCTTTTCTGAAGAAGCCCGCTTTACAATCAAATCTACTGATAGCAAGCATATGAATTAAACTTACTAAGGTATGATTATAAAATGTACCATCTACTTGATTAAACTCTTGTCTATGATATATTACATTCGTAGTCTGTGGGATCATTAACGCTAACATTCCGCCGGGGCTTAATAAATTGTAAAAATTTTGTAATGTTTTAAGTGGGTTGATTGCATATTGAAATACATCATGACACCATACTACATCATATTGTTTATCTAGATCTTTATAAGTCATGTGATCCATTATCCAATCATCTTCCATGTTAAACTTACTATAAGTAATCTTTTCTTGTGGCGTGTAATAATCTGGTAGTACTAACGATGGGAATAAATCGATACCGGTGCATTTAATGTTTAATGGCTCGGGCATCTCAGTATCTCGAGTTGTTCTACTTGCCCACCATTCTAAATCTAATCCTGGACCACAACCTACGTCGAGAACATTTCCAATAGACAACATAAAATCATCATATTGTAGTAATGCATTCAAAGTTTTTAATGCATGTGTGTGACTTTCTTCTGCTGTATTAAATTGTATCGGATCTGTTATGTTCAAACTTGTATGTCCTCCATGCCTGCTGTGCGAAGTTTTGTAATATGACCTAGTTGCCATTGCTTATTATCAAGTGCTTTAATAATACCTAAGTACTTATTACGCAACAATGCTACCTCATTAATAAGTATCTCAAAATCAATTACTTCATCTTCTGCGTATGCATATTTTTCAGCATCTCTACTTGTTAACGCCTTAGCATATCCTTCGAGATATTTTTTATAATGCTTCTGCTTTATTTTACGGAGTTCAATATTCAAGTAGTTTAATACCGCTTCAATTTCCTGTAGTTGATTGAAACGTTGTTCTGTAATACCAGGCAGTTGCTTGATATTAGTTTCAATTAAACCACCGACCCTGCACTCTTTCTTAGCATCACTTAATTCGTTCTCATACTCATCAATAAATCTTGGGAGAAGTTGTATATTTTTAGTAACCTGCCCATAGCGTATCATTTAACTACCTATTAGTTATATTCTGTATTAAAATCATCGTCATCGTCATCGTCATCGTCGTCATCTTCTTCGAGTTCGGTATATTCCATTAATGCGGTTTTTATCTCATCATCAATTGCATACTCGGCGATGTCATCTGCATTAGCACCATGTTCTATTAGTACTCTAACAAAATCCTCAGCGGCAACATCTGAATCACTACCAGTGAAGTGATTTCTAAGTTCTTTCCAAACTTGTAAATGTAATTCTATATCCAATTTATTTCTCCTTATGCTATATATATCCTAACAAAGTATATTTTATTTTATTCTTCGACGGGATCTTCATTTTCAAGCAATTCGGGATCAATTTCTGTACCAGCATCATTGTCAAGCAATACATCACTAACATCACCTAATGCAATTTCATTCATTACTGTGTCTAAACAACCTTCATCGTTCTTTTCCCATGCCTTGCGGAATTTAGTGATTTCAGTTCCATCAAGTGTAATGTATTTGTATCGGTTGCCAACTTTCTCAACTAACTCACGACCTTCCATGATATCAAATAAGCCACTGTACGGCATTATACCACCTTCATACGGCACTTTTATTTGAACACTTTCAAAAGGTTTGCTGTAGCGTGTCTTCATTACTTTACAACCGGCACGGATACCTTTAACTTGTGTTATCTTATTACCATCTTTGTCTTCTTTAAGTTTCATTTTCTTAATAGCGACTACAATAGACGATGCATAGATAAAGCCATTACCGCCGGATATCTTATCATCAGGATCAAACATATCTTGTGAGGCGTATGTGTGGTTGGTTGCTATTAAACCTACGTTATGAGCACCAAACATGTTTACACTATTCCGAACTAATGCTGTAAGTGCTTTAGGCTTACGACCTAAGTCACCCTTCATATCACCAGCTTCAAATTGTTTAACGTCTGTTGGGGTTAAAAGCATACCAAGCGAGTCAACTACAAACAATACCTTAGGACGATCCTCTTCTGGGGTTGCTTTGTAGTCTTTCATGAATGTACTAATAGTTAAAGCAACATCGTCAACCATTGCCATTGATAATTTTAACAGCTTGGATTCATCTGTGTCAACATCAAGTGCTTGTAACCAGGTTTCATCAAGTGCGTTCTCGCTGTCAATTAAAACTACGTAGATACCTTGATCTTGTGCATGTTTAACCACGTTGCCTGATGCTATTAAACTTTTACCACTGCCGGACTCACCAGCAAGTACAGTAACACGGCCTAACGGAATGCCTTTAAAAAAGTCTCCGCTTATTAGATAGTTTAATGCATAGTTGCCTGTTGAAATCCAATCTGTTGGATCATTGAAACCAGTTGATAGACCATCAATTGATTTTGTTATACTTTTTCTAAATTTGCTTATGTCAAATGGTTTTCCCATAATGTAACTCCTATTAGTAATAGCCCATTAAATGAGCAATTTTTGTATGCGAATCAATGATACGTTTATCTCTAATACTATCAATCTCCCGCATTGCAGTTATAAATTCCGTATTATTGTTATTATAACCTGCGTGTTTTATATAATTTATTAAATCATGTACTTTATACTTTATTAAACGATTGTCTGATATAGACAATAAACTTTTAATTACTTCCTCTTGTGCAGGTTGAGTTAATTGCGCAAGCTGTAAATATTTTGGGTTCGTTATCTTAGCGAAATGTATATCTGATATACCTGTTGTCTCATACCATTGCAATACGTCTGGAAGATTTAATATATTTAATATATGATGTGTTACCATAATACTAAACGTATAATGCGGTTCACTCTTATCCATTATTGCTGTTATATTATTGGTTACTGTTTCCCATGTACTGCCATATCTTTCCGATTCGAACTTATTACCTATATTATCTATACTAAATGCAATATTAACTTCTTTAAAGTGATTCCATCTTTCAAAGAAGCATTCAGGAAATATACTTCCATTGGTATTATAATGTATTTTTATGTTTTTTGCAAACCCTTTGGTAATTAAGTAATCAAGAAACTTAAACTGATGATGTACTAAGAAGGGTTCGCCGCCGAATATATCTAAATATCGTAAACTTGGTGCAACTTTTTCTAAATTTTGCCAGACGCTCTCATCCTCAAACCATCTACCCATCTTGTTTATCTGTTTAAGTCTCTTATACTCAAATGAATCTTTACTGTATTTGCTTAATTCCTCATGTGCAATACGAGAGCTATACTCTGAACTACACATAACACATTTAAAATTACATTTGTTACCTACATTTATATCCAATGAAACAATCTCAGCAGACTTATTCTCAATTATGTTCTTTATATTTAAGTTCCGATCACTTATTAATTCTGTTCTGTGGCGTTGTCTAGTAGAGGTTAAATCATTATTTTCATTGTCCCAACATATATGGCAATCCGTAGGTTTTATGCCTTTTAAGAATTGTCTCCTGATTTCAATTAATTGATCACTATAGTAAATTTCACGAACAGTATTCTTTGATATGTTAAGTTCTATGCTATTATTACTAATATGAGATCCAAAAACACAACATGGTTGAATGGTGCCTGTGGTACCAATAACCAGATTATTCCATGGTAACGGACAAAGTGTTTTTAATGTGTTAATATCCATTGCTAAATATACTTCTCTTATAATCTCCACTGCGAAAATGATCGTAATTAAATTCTATTGTTTCTCTTTCAATTTCGTAAAGATTGTGCCTATTAATTTCTGACAGATTCTGAAACTTAGATAACATAGTTAATAGCATTATTAGTCGAAAAACCGGATTAGGTTCATCATCAAATGCATAATCAAAAATTTTATCGTACTTTTTAAAACCAAGGTATTGATTAACATGTTTATGCCATAACTCAGGACCATAGGTTACAAATAACCCTTTAGTAATAACACTATATAGAAATTTTTCAGTTACAAATGGATAATGGCTGGTTGCTTGCGTTTCACTAACTACATGAACAAAAGAACTTAATAATATTGACTCTAAGTTTAATAT